TACAAGCATGAAGAATTTGACCTATTCCCAAAGCAGTTGATAACCTGCAACCCGGGTGACGGATGGATCAGAGATGAAATAGTAATACCTCAGTTAGAGGGTAAATTCAACAAAAAGGCGATATTCATTCCGGCCACGCTAGCAAGCAATCCAAACAAAAAATTTGCCGAAAGCTATGCAGACACGCTTGAGAATAACCTATCTGCATTTGACCGATTGCGCCTATTAGGTGGTGACTGGAATGCCCGGCAAAAGACTGGGGCGGAATACTTTAAAGAGTTTAATGCGGACAAACACGCTAATTTTCAGCACGAATTAGACCCTAATTTACCTGTTCATATTACGTTTGACGAAAACGTAAACCCTCACATAACTTGCCAGATTTGGCAAATTAGAACCGACACCTGTAGACGGGTTCAAATGATCCATGAGATTTGCCCGCGGCCGCCATTGAATACCCGTAAAAGGGTATGCGCTGAAATCATCCAATACTTAGGCGGGCATCATTCCGGGATGTTTATATATGGGGACGCGAGCTCGCAAAAGAACGAAACGGATAAGGAGTACGGGGAAAACTTCTTTACGGACATAATCAGCTACCTTCAGCAATACCACCCATCTATGCGGGTGCCATCAAAAAACCCGCCAGTAGTGGCAAGGGCGGGATTTTTAAATCTAGTTTTTGAAAAGGATTACCGGGATTTGAAAATAGAGATCGATCGATCCTGCAAAACGGCAATTAGTGACTTTGCATCGGCATTGGAAGACGAAGAGGGCGGAATACTAAAGAAAAGGGTTACCGATCCAAACACAGGGGTAAGCTATGAGAAACATGGTCACGCTATTGACGCGTTCTGTTATTTCATGTGCGAGTGTTTTATGAATGACTTTAATTTCTATCTCAACGGTGGTTTTACAGCTTCGTACGATGTGGGTAATGACAGATCGTATAATTTTAGACGGTAAACGTTTGTTTTATTATGGTAATTTGTCCAATTTTGGGAAAAATATAGTATGCCGTATCTCCAAAAATCAGACTATACAATTTCCATAGCGATTGACCACTTGGACGAGATACTTGAGCAGGCGGCCAACACATCTGGGTTAACTCAAGATCAGGTAAGGGCGAAGCATGAAAACCTAGCGGCCTCCACAATTAAAAGTTACCTTAAATCCAAATATGCAATTGACTCGGAGCTTGGTAAAACATTTTCGCAAGAGCGTGACGAAATGGTGCTATCTATTTACATTGATCTTGCCATCTGTTCGCTACACAAAACAATAAATCCTAGAGATATTCCTGAACTCAGGGACATCGCTTGTAAACAGGCCTTGCAATCCCTTAAAGACATTCGTGACGGGCTGCTATCTCTTAATGTTGCCACGTTCGCAACCGATCCGGTCTATGTGACCGAACTCGGAAGTCAAACCAAGTTTATTTCCAAACCATTCTCAGACGCTTCGCTTCATGGGTAAACATCATTTTCAAACAAAGGCGGTAATTACCCCGGAAGTAAAAAAAGAATCTCCGATTCTTTACGTTCTGGAGCAGCAAAAAATAAGGACTCGTCAGGACTTGCTACGTCTACGTTTGGCGGTTGACTCAGCCGAAAACCCTAATAACCACGACCGCCAATTACTACATGACATTTACAGAGAGCTAGTTCGTGACCCCAATTTATCGGCAAACTTTAACAGCCGAAAGATGAAGACTAAAACGCGGGCTTTCAAGTTGGCAAATTCGGCAGGTGAGGAAGACGAGCGCACGAAGCTATTTCAGGCCAACTGGTTCACAGACTTTGTTGACGCGGCTTTAGATTCTCGTTTGTGGGGTTATTCATTGATAGAATTTGGAAATTGGAACGGCACTACATTTATGCCATACCAAGTCAAAAATAAGATTTATTCTGGCGTTAATGTTATCGACCGCGATAACGTGAAGCCTGAATACGGGATAATAACCAACACCCCGGGCATGAATACGGGCGTTTCGTTCGATGATCCTAAGTATAAAAACAGCCTTTTATTTGTTGGTCAATATGGGCATTGCTTAGACTCGATTCTATTCAACGCAACCAAGTACATCCTTTTCAAGGATAACTGTTTAGGGAATTGGTCAGAATGGGCGGAGGTGTTCGGGATGGACAAAAGGGTAGGATATACCAGAACACAAAACGAAGACCGTAAACGCTTTCTTGAGGCCATTAAAAACTTGGGAGCAAATTCATACGGGGTATTCAATGAAGGTGACCGTGTGGAGTACATCGGTAGTCCCAGAACGGATGCTTTTAAAGTTTACCATGAGTTAATAAAATACGTTGACTCCCAAGTGTCCAAATTAGTATTTGGTCAGGACGTGGTGAGCAACAATACCGGTCAAGTAGTCGGAGAAGTTGGCGAGAACGTGGCTAATATGTACGGGGATTCTGACGGTGTGTTCATCGAGCGATTGGTAAACGGTGAACTATTCGCCTTCCTGAAGGACTTGGGCGTAAATCTCAATGGGTTAACCTTCCAATGGGACACAACGGAGAAAGTACCATTGTCGCAGCGTAGCGAAATAGATTTGCGTATTTCACAGATGGGCTACAAGCCGACAAAGGAATACATTATGAAGACCTACGGCACCGAAGTAGATGAGGCCGAAGATAACCCTGAAGAAATAAAACAGGCTATCAAAAACTTGTATAATGTTTGATTGGTTTAAATCGAAGAATGTAGATGACTTTAGTCTATTCACAATGGACGAGATGGACATGTACAATCTATTCGTTTACCACGGGATTATAAATAAGAACGCCCTTAGCGCAGACTATCACGCTAAAATTGCATCGTATTTTGAAAAGGCTTTGTTTGAAGGTATGGGCGGTGATGCTTCTACTCTTCCAATAAATTCACGCATCTTTAAGTCGGCAAATTCTTTAAGGAAATCACTTTATATTTTTTCTGCGGCTAAACAATATTCACAAGTTCGTGAAATGGAGGCAGGGCTAAAAAAACTTAGTGGCATGATTGATGAGAGTCAAAAGTTTAAAACATTTAAAGAAGAAGCCTCTAAGATTTTTGAATCATACAATAAGAATTACTTAAAGACCGAATACAATACGGCAGTAGGTCAGTCTCAAATGGCTCGTGACTATGTTGATGCGATTGAGTATAGCACACCGTTATTGCAATACCGAACGCAGCGTGACAAGAGAGTGAGAGACGAACACGCAATATTGGACGGGATAACATTACCGCCAGACGATCCGTTTTGGAGATACAACATGCCGAAGAATGGATGGAACTGCCGATGTTTTACAATACCGTTAGAAAAAGGCAAGAAAACAGACCTTAGTAAAATTGATCTATCTGACTTGGAAGACGAAAAGAAATTCCCGAAGCTATTTCGTATGAACCCAGCAATAGACGGATATATTTTTGACCCTAAACAACACCCTTATTTTCATGTTGCCAAGGGTGACGCGAATTTTAAGAAGGCAAACTATAATCTTTTTGTGCCATGAGTAAATTCCAATTCAGGGCAAAGATGAGAGCTTTGGCGGTAGCAAAGCAAGTCGCCTTGGAAAATATTGCGCTGTATGCTGTTGCGTATTATAAAGGAGATGTTTTTGACACCGCTTCATTCGATGGCAAAAAGTGGAAGGAAAGAAAAAAGAAAGATGATAGCCGTACTATGTTGGTAAAAACAGGAACTCTTAGAGCATCAATAGGAATAAGGGAAAGAGGATTTAATCACAGACGCGTAGACTCAAATGTTGACTACGCTAAGTATCATAACGAGGGGACTGAAAGATTACCGAAAAGACAATTTCTAGGTAATTTTAAAGGACTTGAAAAAAAAAGATATACGGAATTCAAAAAGATGATGAAGAAAGTTTTTGAAACTGGTAAAGCTCACAAATGAAAGCCTTTTTTGAATTTATCAAAGCACGAATAAACACGGAAGTCCCCGCGATTAAAACCGTTAGGATGTTCAATAATCAATTCGTGAACAGCAACGAGCATAACGACCGAAAAGACGGTACGACCGGATCGCGTTATGGCTATCGTACCGAGAAACCTTTTCCTTACCCTGCTTGCTTTGTTGAATTTATCGTAAACGAAACGAATAATTTGCCGCTTGGAATAAAGGATTACCTTTTAACAGTTCGTTTTCGTTTCGGAATTGAAAGCTACAAGTTTGAGCGGTTGGACACCTTTGACTTTGCGGATACGTTCGATCAGTCTATTCAGTTAATGGCACCCACGACCATAAGCGGGCTAACATTCACAACTTTTCAGGAAATTCAAACGGACTTTGACGAAAACTTTAACAACGTGGAAATCCCGACCCGTGACTATCGAACTAGATTAAGGGTTTCAATTAACAGCCGATACAACGGGACGGCAAACGCTGTAGATGTGGAAAATGTACCTACCGGACAGGTAGTAACCGAAATATAATATGGCAAGATCATTAGAAGCTATTAAGGAGGTAATAAAAACAAACATTAGGACTTACCCGTCACTAGATGCCTACCTATTCCCAGAGGAGGGCGGCAGTAAGGTTTCAATCTTTAACGTGATTATCTATGTGGTGGCTGCGGCCATCTTTACCTTCGAAACAATACTTGATGTCACGAAGTCAGAGATCACAACGCTTCGCGATCAGGCTATTTCTGGAAACGCAAAATGGGTGCAAAGGCAAATACTAAACTTTCAATACGGTGACGTTGTAACACTTGTTAACTTCGTGCCTACCTACGTACCTGTTGACGAATCAGCTAGAATTGTAACGCAATGCTCCGTTAAACAGCTTGGAAGCGGTGACCTTGCAATTAAAGTTGCAAAAGGAATAGCTCCATCATTAACGCCATTGTCTGCGCCCGAATTAACAGCTCTACAAAATTACTGGTTTGGAACTGGATCAACAGAAGGCGTAGGGTTCGCGGGGGTGAGGACTACTTTTGTAAACCTTAACCCGGATAGAATGAGGGTACAGGCTACAGTGTATTTCTTTGGTCAATTTGTAGAGGCTACCGTGAAGACAAACGTAATTGCTGCTATAAATAATTTCTTTAGCACCTTTCAATCAGAGGCTTTTGACGGGACGGTGTTTATGATAAAACTTATTGATGCGGTGCAGGCTGTTGATGGGGTTTCTAGGATTGTTTTAACCGAGGTAAAAGCCAGAGAAGCGGCTACTCCTTTGGCATCAGCTACGGTTATTGACGTGCAGGGATTTTATACCACGGTAGCGGGCTATTTAATTTCGGAAGACACTTCTGGTAATTTACTGACAAATACTATCACAATGGCGGAGGAAACATTATGAGCTTATACACAAATCTTACATGGTCAATTCAAGCGGAGTTATTACTTCCGCCTGTACTGCGCGATCTTGGATTTGTGGAGGCAAACGATGACTTTAAAACGGGCGAAACAGATAACGCAGCGATTGGTTACATAGTCGTAAGTTCGCCAGGTCATTGGAAGGAATTTCCGGCTTTGGGTGTTGGAATATTTAAATTTTTACACTCCACGTCAACGGCTGCTGAAATTGAAAGGGCTATAAGAATTCAATTAACCTCTGACATCTTTAAAAATGCTTTTGTTAACGCAAAAGGGTTCCCAGAGATCATTGTCAATAAAATAAGGATAAAACTGAATGACTGATATAGTTTTACAAGTAGGTACATCGGTTAAGGAATTCTTAGCGGCTTTGCTGTTTCCATTGCAGTCATTGACTGCTGAAATGGATGCCTTTGATACGTTGATGAAAAAATCTGCTAAGTTCAACGGTCAAAAGATGGTTTTAGCGGCAGGGTTAAACGACCTTTTTTCCATTACAGTTGACCCAAAAATTTTGATTGAGAATAGTTTTGATGACACCAATAAAATATTCTTTTACAACAATTCGGAGCTAACCAAACAACACTTTTTCAACACCGCTGAATCAGATCCGTTTTACTTTTTCAACACGTCTGAGAAGGTTGACGTGACTTATGACTTTAAGGTTTTAATACCGATTTCGCTACACACGGCAGAGCTAGAGAGAAGGGTAAAAAGCGAAACGGAGTTGATAAAATTAGCTGGCACAAGATTCATAATAGAAACATACTAAAATGAGAAAACTAAATAATCCAATGCCCTCCGGGGGTGCACCATTTTCAAACGAGGATTTGAATGATGTTTTTCAAGGCGAAATATGGGCGGCATTACAGGCTATGCTATCGCAATACAATGACGATGCAGAAGGTGTAATAGTTTCTGGTTGCGTTGTAACGCCAAACGTTGGAAACTTCGACATGACTGCTGGTATAGTATATCTCAATGGCGAGTTTATGCGTGTCGATGCGGTAACCAATCAGACTTTCCCAAAGTACATTAAGGCCGCAACACCTACAAACATTGTAAGAGCGTTTCAAGACACTCTTAACAAGACGTTTATTGTCGAAAGGAAAGCAGAGGTTAGCGCGACCGTTGACGGATCGGGTCAGGAGATTACTATTGCATCGGTGGCCGCTGCTAATGATAGAAGATTTAGCGTGGCAAATGCAACAAAGTTAGGATTAACAAAACTTTACGCAAACGTAGCCGCAAGTAATACGGACGGGGCTGTAACACAAGCAGCTTTGGTTACGGCACTTGGATTTAAAGCAAACGCGGCTCAAGATGCTTGGGCAAACTTATCGTACACTGCTCCTTGGACAACTCAGAACTTTGCAGCGAAGTATAGAAAAAGCACTCTTGGAGAGGTTGCTCTTACTGGCGAAGTTCACACAAACGGAACTACCTACACAGGTAGCAATGGATTGATTGGAACTCTTCCGGTTGGATTTAGGCCAGCCCAACAAGTTAGGTACTCTTTAAATTGCTTCAATGCTTCCATTAGAATTATCGGGGTTTTATCTGTCAATGCTAATGGTACCGTTGTATTTGATGGAGCGACAGGAACAGCAATAAGCAGCGTCAATTTAGATGTAGTAAGATTCTATACAGACTAATGAAAAAATTATTGTTTGCTTTTTTGCTTTTTGTGTCATGCGATTCTTTTGATCAAGAGGTCGAGTTTAAAATAGATCCTTTATTAAAGCAATCTGTAGATAAATTCTATCAAGAGGGTTCAAAAAGAGGAATCTCATTACAAAAAAATAATCTCATTGCAATTGTAGATGATCATGCGGTTGACCCCTCCAATCTGGGAGAGGTTCAAATGGTTGGGAATCAGATAGTCGTTGTCATAAACAGAAAGCATTACCAAAAATTCCTTACAGATGGAGATACTATTTTTGTAGAAAGATTAATAATGCACGAATTGGGGCACGCACTGTTAAACAGAAAGCACACACTAAAATTTTCTATTATGAACTCTGGAGCATACTATTATGAGTACAAAAAAGATTCGTTCAGAACCGCTTTAATTGACGAATTGTTTGACCAATCACAGTTCAGCACACCTAAAAAATAATTTTCCCAAAATATTGTAAATTCCAAAATTAGGAATATCTTTGTACTAAAGATAACCGATTCCCAATTTGGAACACAGTATCAAAGATAGAAAAGACCTTGTTTTTACCGATAAAGTCATTGGTAATGAGGTCTTTATGCTTCTTAATGCCCATATCGGGAAAGACGAAAACCCAGATCCATTCATTTCAGGGGCGCAATTTGCCGAAGAAATGTACTACTGGAAGTCGCAGGGCTACCAAGTCAAAGTAAAGATCAATTCAATCGGAGGCCGTGTCATTGATGGGTGGTCTATAATTGATGCCATTATAGCGACTGAAGCAGAAACTATTAACGTAGGGTTAGCGGCTTCAATGGCGGGCATCGCTTTGATGCTAGGTAAGCAAGGATCACGGTCAGCTAATGACTACTCAACCGCAATGATCCACGCTCCCAAGGGAGGTAGCAAACAATTTCTTGAGGTTATCAGAGCTCAATTCAAATCATTACTAAAGGCTCGAACCAAATTTACGGACGAGGAAATAAACGACATGATGGATTCGGGCAAAGATTATTTCTTTGACTCATCCCAGATGCTTGAGAAGGGCATAGTTGACAAGATTATCACAACAAACAAGACGGCAAAGATTGAAGCGAGCGCAACGCTTGAGGAAATGTTTGCTGTTTATAATTCAATACAAGAACAAGAACCAAAACAACAAACAAAAAAAGAAATGGAAATTTTCAACAAGCTATTCGGTGGTAAAACCGAAATGGAAAGCGTGAGCAACGCGGTTCAACTCAAGGCGGATGCCGAGGCGTTGAAGAAAGAAAACGAGACTTTAAAGCAAAGTCTGGCAGCATCGGAGGCCAACGCTGAAAAAGTGGTTAACGGAGTAAAGGCAAAGGAATTGGTAAGCGAGGCTGTAAAGGCTGGTAAGATTGCCGACAAGCCCGAAGTTATCCAAGCATGGGAAAAGACGGCTAACGCTGATTTTGACAACGCTAAATCGCTTATTGACGCTATCACACCCACTAAAAAAGTGTCGGTAGTAGCTGGATTTGAGGACAAAAAATCAGGCCTTACTTATGAGGAGCTTGCAAACCGCGATCCTAAAAAGTTGGCAGAAATCGCAGAAAATGACCCCGCCCTGTTTGCGAAACTCGCAAATGAATATCAAGAAAAACAAAAAAACGTAAAATAACATGGCAGCAGGTTCAGAATTATTGACCAGGTACTTCACTACCGAAATCATCCCAAATCTTTTCCCTTCCACAGGGTTCATGTCAAGAGCAAAAAGAGATGACGACAAGGTAAACAACAACACCGTTGAACTTCATAACGCTGGAGCTATTCCAGGCGTTGAGGTTAACCGCGTTGCCTTACCGGCTCCTATTTCTCAAAGAAGTGACACCCCTCATTCTTACGATCTTGAAGAGCTTACTTCAAACCCTACCCTATTGAAAAACATTGAGGTGCTTTTGGAGATGGGCGGAATGAACAAAAGAGCCGACCTTTTAAAGGATCACATCATGGCCATTCGCGAGAAGGCCGCAAAAAGAACTTTGGTGAAATGGGCTACTGGCCTGTCAGCCGGTGCAATTGTACCCACAACCGGAACGACAAGAGCCGTTGAATCCAAAAACGGAGTTCAGACTGGAAACAGGGCTTCTGTTTCAATCAATGACATCGCAAACGTGCAGCAGATTTTCCATAAGCAAGACGTACTTCCTGAAAATGAGGATTTGATGGGCGTAGCGGTTATTCCTTACTCCATGAAAACAGACCTTTTGAAACTTGCGCAATTTACAGATGCGGACAGGGCTGGTGTAGGAAGAAATAGCCTACCCGGAGGTGTGCTTGCTCGTGCTTTTGGTTTCGATTGGTACGTTAGGAGTGAGGCTTTGTTGCTTAATAACTCAGACGTATTGAAAGCAGAGGGTGCAGCCGAGGCTGCTAACGATCAAAACGCGGCATTGTTCTACTCGCCTAATTATGTGCGTTTGGCAATGGGTGCAATCAGAACGGATGTGTCTGAATACAAGCCTGAATACTACGGAAACATTATGTCTTCATTGGCAATGTTCGGGGCTTCACCGGCACGTAACGACAAAAAAGGTATTGTTTTACTTTTCGAAAATAACGCTTAAAAAATAATTTTATGGCAGAGACAATAGGAGTGATTAACTACCCATTCGGCCCGGCAGAGGTTTTACGCCCTGTATTCGCGGCTACATTAGCGGTGACAATTCGTTCAAACAAAACAATTCTTGATCCCGGTACATTAACTGGTGCAATGACTATCAACTTAACAATTGATAGCGAAGTGCCAATCGGTTCGGAGTTGATTGTGCAAACTACATCTAACGCAACAGAGGTTACAACTTTCGGGACAGGATTTACCGCACCAACCCTAACAGGAGTTGCGGGTAAAACATTCCAAACTTTATTTATTTACGATGGCGTAACATTCAAACCGGTTGCTACACCACGTCAGATTGACTAATGAACAAAGAAGCAAAAGAAAAACAGAAACCAGAGGAACCTTTGGTTTCTGTTATTAACTCACAGGAAAGCGCTGAAAAGTTTTATAATCAGAATAAATACTCCGCGCCTAGTGCAGATTCCTTTGCTTACGTGTCAAGTGATTTGAATGTTTTTTGGGAGGCAAACTACTCAAAGGCTCAAAGTCACGCTTTCAAAAATAATCTTCAACTTTTTAAAATAAAAGTGAATGGCATTAAGTAAAGTAACGATAAATGTTGGTCAGGGCGGTCTAGGAAGACGAGCTTTGAACAAAGATAAAATTAGCGGGTTACTTTTTTTCGATGACACTTTGCCGTCAGGATTTGGCACTAGTGACAGAGTAAAAAAAGTGTTTTCGCTTGCGGAGGCAGAGGCTTTAGGAATTGCACAGGCATCAGCTGCTCACGATGTGCATTGGTATCACATCTCAGAATACTTCCGAATAAATCCAGAAGGTGAATTGTGGATAGGTTACTTTGCTGTCCCGGTTTCTACTTATGCCTTTACCGAGATTACCACTATGGTAAACATCGCTCAAGGTGAAATCAGGCAATTGGGAGTATATGCGGAGGCTTTGACTTTTGCATCAGCACAAGTAACGACAATTCAGGCAATAGTAGCATTGGCAGACGCAGACGGTAAGCCGTTGTCGGTATTCTACGCGGCTAACATGGCTGCCATTGTTGCGGTTTCTGGTTGGGCTACGGTTACTGATCTTCGTACGCTTACAGCAAGAAAAGTAACTGTAGTTGTTGCTGAATCTGGAAGTGGGGCAGGACTAGCGCTTGCAACCGCAAAGGCTTTCTCAATTACGGCATTAGGTGCCGCGGTTGGTGCGGCTTCATTGGCAAGCGTAGAACAATCAATCGGTAACCCTCAAAACTTCAATATCTCAAATGGTATTGAGATGGAAGTTCCGGCACTTTCCAACGGTGACTTGGTTTCTGCTTTGACCGAGGCGGGATTAGCGTCTTTGAAAGACAAAGGTTATTTGATAGCGCGTAAATACGTTCCTAAAATAGCCGGGACTTACTTTGAAAGATGCCCGACCGCTATTGCATCGACTAACGACTTTGCATGGCTTGAGACGAACAGAACTGTAGACAAAGCCATTAGGCTTGTTGATTCTGCCTTGACTCCATTGTTGCAGGGTAATGTGATTGTAAACGCAGACGGCACGTTAAAAGCGGAAAGCATCGGTTATTACATTGACGCGGCTCAACGCCCTCTCACACAAATGGAGGCAGACGGTGAGGTAAGTGCAACGCAGGTTTTAATTAATCCGGATCAAGATGTTTTGGCTACTTCAACGCTAAACGTTACGGTGAAAATTGTTCCTGTAGGAATCGCAGAGCAAATAGTTGTTAACATTGGATTAACCACATCATTATGATAGGAGTAAGACCACCACTGATAAACGGAGTAGAATACACTCACGCAGACATCATCCTTCAAATATTGGGAGTGCCTATTGTAGGGCTTACCTCTATTGATTACAGGGATATGCAAGAGATCACAGCAAATCACGGGACTGGGCATTTGCCTGTTTCGGTAGGTATCGGGGCGGTTTCTTTCGAGGGTACTTTGACAATGACAATGAAAGAGGTGCAGCGACTAACTGCATCCGCACCATTTGGCAGAATTCAAAATATCCCTTTGTTTGACATCCGTGTAAATTATTTGACCGAGGCCGGGGATATTGTTTCCCATAAACTAAAGTCATGCAAATTTAAAGGGCGCAACCCAAACTCAAGCGTAAACAACACGCAGATCGAGGAAGCTCTTGAGTTATTTATTGCAGACATCGACTACAACGCAACAACTTAAAAATTAAAAAATGACCCCTGAAAAAACTGAAAAAATAGGAGACTACACATTGATAGTCCCATTGGATCGCGAAAAAACAAAAACGGCAACGTTTTACTTACGCGATATTGACGAGACGGTATTTTTGACAACAAAGGCATTGTTGGACAAAGGCAAAGAACTTGACGCTGTTCTGGTAATGATTAAGGCATTGAGGGTAGGAGGTGACGATCCAAAGGTTTTGGAAAACAACTTTATCGCAAAGCAGTCTGCCTCATTCTTACTTGGTCAATTTTTAGAACCGGTACAGGGCGAGTTAAAAAAAAATTAGATGAATATGAGTTGCCAGTCGAAAGAGACGTTGATGGCAATATCATTTTATCTGACCCAATGAATAAAGGCGGACTAAGTCAGGTAAAGGCTTTAGTCCGCTTTTATTTTCACGTGGAACCAAATGACTTTAACGAGTTGGCAAAGGCGTGGGGGCAGTTAAAGTTTGCATTACAATTTGACGGTA